CCAGCAACGGGGAGAGATCGGCTTCTCCCCATGTCGNNCCCTACGGGTTGATTGCTCGCATAGTGGACCATAAATAATTTCTCGTCCTGGTCCGCGGTCCATTTCTCGGCTCCGGCTTCGTCCTTGTGGTATGCGATCTCCTGCTCTACGTCGCTCTCTTCGGTTTCGATCTGGTGTACCTGTTCGGCTGGTACTGCGCGGATAATTGTCATGCCGGTTTCGATTACGTTGAACAGGAAGAATAGATTTCCGGTCCTGGTGTCTTCGTCCTTCCAGCGTTTTACATTGCGCTTGAATTTGTTTAGTGGATGGTTCCACCATTCGGTAAGGAAGTTTTGGATCTCGTCGTTGTCGCTCTTGATTGTGAGACCTTTGCCGATGGCGAAGGAGGTCATTAGCCGCACGATGCGGCGTGCGATTGGATTGACGCGCCACGCGCGGAGGGTTTCGGCGAATATATTTTTGCGGTCCCATGAGTTGCGGTTGTCTCCGTACATGCCGGAGAGTCCGCCGGTGAAAAAGTTGTTATCTCTTTCTGGGGACGCGTTGAGAGATGCTTCGAGCGCGTCGTTAAGCATGGACACTTGATTTTGCAATTGCTTTACGGTCGGTCTTTTAGTAGGCATCAGTACGCTCTGTCCATTTCGAGTAGTACGTCTTTGGCTTCGATAATGCTAGTCTCTGAGGGTGCATACCACTCTAATTTGTCGAGCTCGGCGCACATCGAGTCGGCGAGTACGTAATCATCGTGAATGAGTCGCCCATCATCTCCGCGGGTCCCGTCTTTCACTCCCCATCGCATGGTCTTTGCAGGACCTATAAGGATCTCGCTCGTGCATCTTGTGTATTGCTCGCGCACTTCTTCGGTCTGAGCACAGTCCCTAAATCTTCCGGCTTCGATGATCCCGATATATCCATAGCCGATCTCGCTCTTGGTCTGNTGTGTGAACTTGATCCCGAGTGTTCGGGTCGGGTATTTCTTGGCGCACATGGCGAATANCCCCTCNCCTACTCCGGTNGCATCAATGACTATGTATTGCGGCTTCCATCGGTCGGCCATGGAAGATAATGCGCCAAAGATTGTCACGTGATTGTCTCCCTGCCAGTCCATGCGCTTCACACAGCGGTATGTTGGCGCTTGGAGGATTTCTAGTGATGTTAGGTCTATGTCCACGATTGAGAGCGTTGTACTGTCTCNGCCTGGGTTGGAGAGTCCTTCGAGTTCTAGCATGGCTTCGTCAACGCCCGCCACATCTACAAGAAAAGCGTAGATGTGTCCGGCGATTGGGTCCACCTGAGCCGGTTGGTCGCCTTGCATCAAGGCAAGGCGGCGGGCGTTGAACATTCCCGCTATGGCGTCGATACGCTCACAGAAGTATTGCGTTTTGATAAGTGGATGCTGTCGGCCTAGCTTCTTGATTTCCGCATCCACGAACTTGCCATAATCTGGGACTATCTTCCGAACATCTGTGCTGTTGTAGACAAAGACGCGTTTGATCCCGTCCTTTTTTTCGAGTTCGCGTGCGGCGTCTTCTTCGCGTGCCAATAGTCCCTGGGTGGTCCATTCTGTGCCTACGATTATTCGAGTGGCGTTTGTGGACGCAACCATGGGCGCAAATTTTTTATCGTACACGGATGGATCTAGGTCTTGTGCCTCATTGGCTACAAGCATTAAACTTGCTACCGCTCCGACCACGTTTGCTTGTTTGTCGCCTGACAAAAAAGAGACCACGGCGGAGCCGATCATTCGCATAAAATCGGATCTCTTTTTCCAGAATGTGCGCGTGAGAAGATTGGCGGTGAGTCTGTTCTCGAGTCGCATGATGGCNTTGATCGTCTGTGGTTTGTACGTGGGATTGACGACTACGATCCCGACTTCGCGGTGTGCAAATAGATTGAGCAAATAACTGAGCAGGTTTGCAAGTAGTTCGTCTTTGCCTGCCTGTCGTGAGATCACAATCACGATGGTTAGCCCCTGCTTCTTCATGATCGAATTGATCACGGCTTTGGCCGGTTCCAATTGGTAGGGACGCATTCGGAGAGCTCCGCCGCGTTCGGTGAATCTCTCAAAGGTCTTGGCGATGTTCTTGATCGTTTGCAATAGGGTTGACATTCGATTGTTGATTTTTGATTTTAGATCGCGGCGGAGCCGCTCTTGTTAGGAGAGCGGGGAATGAAATTCCCGCCGAAGCGCCGACGAGATCACAGGATGAATAGCGCCACGGTCAGGAGACAAAAACCCATCGGGGTAAAGTTGACGGGTCCCTGCACTCGTAATCCGTCGAGTGCGAAGAGTACAGCGGCGAGCACGAAAAGTATTATGTTCATAAGCCCATCTCGATTCTTAGTTCTTCCAATGCGCGGAGGATTGAGTCAGATACGTCGCCGGACCTGCCGCGTATCAGGTAGTGCGTTCGTGTGAGGGTGGATAGGGATTGAGTCATAAGCCCGAGTGTGTTTAGTTGCTTTAGATAGTGATCGTCGCGTATGTGGTTGCCTTCTTTGTCGGTGTGGTTGTTGGCTTCAAAGTTGAGTTGTTCGGTCAGTCGGTCGAGGCAGACGCGGAGTAGTGCGATCTCTGCGATTACGTCGGATGGATCTTGTTTGTCGAGCCGTCCGCTTTCTGCGACAGTAAACCGCTGTGCATAAAAGCCATGGCGGAGGGCGTTCTTATTGCCTGGCTGTGCGCCTGGCTTTCTCTTGCTTGGCTTGCCTTTTCCTTTGCGCGGCATTTCATCTCGCCTGTCCGAAGACTAGATATAAGAGCCCGACGATGAATAATTGAATGAGTCCTGGTAGTACGCGGTCCCTGAACCACCCCCACGTATCGAAGCGGCTCGCGAACATATTTTTTATTTTGTCTGTGGTGGTGAAAGTTCTGTCTTTGCGTCTTGCTACCCCTTTGAGCTCCCCTTTTATAAATTGGATCTCGTTGCTGATTTCAATTCTTGCGCGTTGTTCGTTGGCGGTATCGCTCTTGTGTTGTAAGAGCATGTCGAAGAGGGTCCCGATCTGCTCTTCGCGTGACAGTGACAATAGCGCCTGCTTGGTGGGGTTGAGTTCCTTGGGGCTCAATTTTGTATCCTGCCCGTGAATCGAATGCGTACCGATCCATGCATGGTCTGTGAATAAAAACCATTGATCATTTTGAGCAGGATATGTAATTGTTCTTGATCAAGTTCGATGTCAATATGCGACACGCGATCCGCGAGCACGAGATCAGGTGCGCCGTTAATAGATTCGACGTATAGGGTTAGGGGTTTGGAGTGGATCTTGTCGTCTGCCATGGCAATCGAGAGCCACCAGACCAATAAACGCAGAGAGAGCCCATTGGCTGGCGGCTCTCTCTCGAATCATTATGGAGTAGAAAAGTTGTTACTGTCAAGGAGTAACAACATTGCAGTTTTGGGAATTACTCGAACATGCGTTCTTGTGTGGCCTGAACTTTGGTAAATTGCACGCGCAAGGATGGGCGATTTATGTACGTGGTTTCAATGCTGCTGGATGCTGCGGGGCGTTCGACTGTGTCCGGTAATAGTCCGATGCACGTTCGCATTTCTATTGTGCCTGGGTGTGACTTCTCGCGGCTGAGGATCATTGTGAAGAGTGAAGTTTCGGGTGACCAGCGTATGCTGATATATAGTCCCGCTTGGGTTCGGTGCATGGCTGGCTTGGGTGCAATGGTCAAGGCTTCTGCGATCAAGTGCTTTATGATTTTTTCTAACATGGTTAGCTCCCTTTATTATTGTTTGTGAATTCTTTGATTATGATATCGTGCCGGATTTCTTTCGGGATGCGCCGCCACCAGCGCATAAATTCCGGTAGTTTGGTCCGCTCGCGCTTGGTCTGTCGCTTGTGCCTGGGTAGGAACATTGCGACGCGTGCGGCCTGTCCTTTGTCTGTGTCGTCGGGTGGTTCGATGCCGTGTTTGATTAGCTTGTGCAGGTATCCGACATTGACATGCAGGCGGGCGGCGAGTACGTTGATTTTCCATCCCTGCCCGTTGCGGTTCTGTGCATTCCGAAAAGCTGTGATTAGTTTGCTTGGGGTCGCGGGGTGGATATATGGCCGCGGTGGTTTCACGATCTTATTCTTGCTCCTCCTTGGCTTCGCATTGGGTTTCCGTCAGGTATTCGGCTTTGACGTACCCCTCCCCTGCTCTGCTGTTGACTGCGGACCATCCGGCAATTTGTTTACGGATGGTCACTGTCTCGCCGTGGCGGAGCCATTCGATAATGATTGCGTCAAGACCTGGTTCGGCGCGGAGATTGACTGCGACAAGGGCATTAACCACGGCGCAAACGATCGGGGTCTGGGGGATGTTGAACACTTCGCCCGCTGCGTCTTCGGATGTTTCAATCGGAAAGATCACGGTGTAGGGCTCGGGCGTGATGTTGGT